ACGCTTGCTTGGCCTGTTCGCATTTGGGTGGATGTTATCAGACATCGCTCGTGCTGCATTCCCTTCAGATTCTAAATAACACAGGAGTAATAATATGGAATGGCAAGAATATTTTCGTTTAGGCGCACCACTTACCACAGGGCAAGCATTTTTTCTAATGTGGTTTTGGGGTGCTGTAGCAGGATACTGTTTTGGTCGCGCACACGCGGCTTGGATTACAATGCGTAACTTTATAAAGGCACACACAGATGTTAAATAAAATCTATCGTTGGTTTGTTAAGTATGATGCGGAAATCTGTTGGTTCCTAACAGGTTGGTTCGCCGCAGAGTTCTTCCATGACTTTGCTCATGGCAATTGGTTTGCGGCAATAATTGATTTGATTTTGGTCGTTGTCAATATCAGTTTCTACAAAAAGTAAACGCTGTAAATAGTTAAGGTTGTTTAAGACACCATTGTGTAAAATGAGCAATACCCATTTCCTTTCTGTCGTTTATTCTACATACGACTTTAGGTTTGGGTATTCCTTTCTTTACTTCGCTTAGATGTTTCTTTAGTTCTGGTGACAGGGGCCCTAATACTCTACCCTTGTTTTTACCTATAAGCGAAGCCCTTCTTTTAGCACGAGTTTCTTCGGACTGATTGAGTCCAAATCCCTCAGGTTTGGGTTTGCCCTTGTTTACTCCTGTCATACGTTTGGAATGAGCATCACGCATCTCTTGCGTTCTAACTTTGCCTTTGTTACTGGCAGATAATTTAGCACAATACTCAGGGGTGCGAATAACACCAGATGCCCCATCTCCGCCATCTGTTAGGTTTCTTAATATACCTGTGCCTATATCTTGTCTACCAAACCAAGCAATCATTCTGCGTTCAAGAGCAAACGCACCTAACTCAGTTAGGTTTTGTTCTAATATAACAATTTTGGAACGATCTTTTGGTTTGGGTATGCGGTGATTGTTATCGTATGCTCTATTGCCCTTACCTTTGCCTATGTAGTAAGGTGTGCCTGCTTTGGCTGTAGTGGAATCTTTTGATCTGATGTATGCGTAGACGTAATAAATATTCATGCTGACATTGCCTCATAATGTTAGAGTAGTTGGGAACGCCAATTCCGCGAACTACATATATATTTAGTTCTTTTTTGTTAAATCTTTAATAACATCAGCCGCTTGTTGTTTAACATCAACAGGCGGTTTTTCTTTTTTGGGCTTTTGATTAGCCCATTGTCTGTTGTGTAGTTTAAGGATTTCTTTAACTTTCATACAAATATTTAGTTGACTTTTTGTTTATATGAGTGTATAATATGATATATACAGTAAAGTATTTAAGGCAAACTAATGACATTTACAACATTTCTATTAGTAATCTTAGCAATAGTAGTAGGTATCAATCTGGATATTAAATTAGGATATCCTGGCCGCACCGGTATTAAGTTTTTGTTTACATTGTTCAATGTTGGGTTTATTGTTGTAGACAGTTCATATACTAATGATTTAGAAACGCAAAGTGTGATTGGGTTAGTTAAAGATCGTAAAGAGTGGCACTTACACCTCGGCAAGTATTACGTGTTTTATTTTATCAAATAAAGGAATAATCAAATGGCAATCTCAACATTTTTACTAATAGTATTAGCAGTAATGATAGGTAATAACATCAGCATACCACACAGTCTTATTACAACACACACATTTAGAGCAGGTACTACTTTTGTTATTTGGTTTTTTAACTGTTTTGGCTTTGTTGTTTTAGATGATAGACAGACGCAACTATCGAGCAACTTTAACGACGACGGAGTAAATGAACATATCCCAGTTAACAGCATCCGTATTAAAGAATATATTGCCCGCGGCAAATGGCGCCTACACTTAGGGCATTTCTATGTGTTCTATATTAGCACTAACCAGGAACGCGAAGAAGCACAAACATACCTACATGATTGGCAATATCTAACAGTAGAACGAACAACTCAAGACGAGTATATGGATTTAGAAGATGCTTTGGCTGAGTTACATGGTGGTGTAGATGACGACGAGGACGACGAAGAACCCGGTGCCTATCTTATGAAAGGTCTGGAAGAATTAGAAGGATATATGAACGAACATCACAGAATTATTGATGAGTTAACCGCAGAGAACGAAAAACTCAAGACTAAAATTGCCCGTTTAGAAAAAGCAAAAAGCAAAAAGAAATAATTAATGAAGAGTGATATCCGCATAAACCAGGCCTACAAAGCCAAACCCATCAAAGACATCGCTAAAAAACTAGGCCTTAAAGACGCTATAGAACCCTATGGTAACTTTAAGGCCAAAGTTGATGTCAATCAAGTCAAGAAAAAATCTTGGGGTAAACTCATACTAGTCACAGCAGTAACACCAACTCCCGCAGGTGAAGGTAAGACCACAACAACCATTGGCCTGGCAGATGGCTTACGCAAACTAAGGTATGACAGCATTGTCTGCCTACGTGAGCCTGCCTTGGGTCCGGTGTTTGGTATGAAGGGTGGCGCTACTGGGGGCGGGTATGCTCAGGTATATCCCATGGAAGATATTAACCTACACTTCACAGGTGACTTCCATGCCGTTGCCTCAGCACATAACCTGTTAGCCAGCCTAATAGACAACCACTTACACTGGGGTAATGCGCTGAATTTAGACACTAATCGCATTACATGGCGTAGGGCCAGCGACATGAACGATCGTGCGCTACGCGACGTTTGTGTAGGTCTAGGAGCCCATAACAGCGTCACACGTCAAACAGGTTACGACATTGTTGTAGCGTCAGAAGTAATGGCTTGCTTATGTTTAGCGGACGGGTTTCAGGACTTAAAACGTAGATTGGGCAACATTACCATTGGTTATACACTGGACGATAAGCCCGTTATAGCACGAGACCTTAAGGCTGAAGGTAGTATGGCAGCCTTGTTAAAAGATGCTGTAAAACCCAACCTTGTGCAGACCTTAGAGGGTACTCCTGCGCTGATACACGGCGGCCCGTTTGCTAACATAGCGCATGGTTGTAACAGTGTAATAGCCACTAAATTAGGCTTACGTTTGGCCGAATATGTGGTTACAGAAGCAGGGTTTGGTGCTGATTTAGGTGCCGAAAAGTTCATTAACATCAAGTGCCGCAAAAGCGGATTAAAGCCTGATGCTGTAGTGCTTGTAGCAACTGTTAGGGCAGTTAAACACTGGGGTAACTACGATAACTTGGACAAACACATAGCCAATATTAAAACGCACTATAACCTACCTTGTGTAGTTGCTGTGAACCGTTTTAATGATGACACTGACGCAGATGTACAGGCATTAATTGAGCATGTTAGAACTACGTTTAACATTGAAGCAGTGGAAAGCACACACTACAAAGACGGTGGTGCAGGTGCTATAGATCTAGCACATGAAGTTATCATGGCCATTGATGAGTCAGAAAAGACTATGGCATTGACCTATAAAGATGAAGACTCACTGTGGGATAAACTCAACACAGTGGCACGTAACATCTACGGTGCTAGTGGTGTTAGCATGGATGCTAAAGTTAGTAAGCACTTAGATTATTTACAGCAATACTACGGCAATTATCCTATTTGTGTAGCCAAAACACAGAGCAGTTTCAGTGATGATCCCTCTAACAAAGATGCGGCCACACAATGGCACACACTTACTGTACGTGAATTGAGATTGTGCTCGGGCGCCGAGTTCATAGTGGCTATATGCGGTAACATTATGACCTTACCAGGCCTGCCAGAACGGCCCAACGCTGAACGTATTGATATCAATTCTAAGGGTGAGATTACGGGCTTAGATTAAATATTTTTTGTAGTACTCCATTGCACTTTCTATTGTCTAGCTCCTTGTGCAATGGCCTTATAGCCCAAGTGTAGCGATACATTTGGGCTCTTTTTTCTCTTGACCTTCAGGATTAAATACCATATACTAATTATATGTTAACATTTTCTCACGTCGAAGACTACATTGAAATATTAGCAGGCTATGAACCTGGCGGCACCAGTGTGCTATTCAATACTAACAAATACACATTCAGTTTGGCTCGCTACGATGTTAAAATAGTCGAAAGCATGGCTAATAGTACCGTGTGGGGTAGCATGGCCTTAACTGACAAGCAAGGCGAACTGGCACTTAAATTAGTTGAAAAGTATCGCAGACAGTATGCTAAACACGGCATCGACATCACACCTGCGATAGAAAATCCCCAATGGCGTATGCCCCTACGAAAGGTTGATCGTACACAGCGCATTTGGTTAGAAGACAGTGAGATTAGAGTTAAGTTTCCCTACAACCAAAATTGGATTGATGACATACGCAGTTTCAAAGAAGTCAGCCAAGGGCACGCTGAGTGGCGTAATGAGGGCAAGTATTGGAGCCTGGGTCTAACTGAATATAACGTTAACTGGGCTGTAGCCTGGGGAGAAACATGGAACATAGACATTGACCCGGAAGTTAGAGACCTGTACAATAAAATATTGTTGGCAGAAACCGAGCCCTATGAAATTAAGTTAGTACAGCGCGACAACTGTTTTGAAATAGTCAATGCCGCGGAGAGTTTGGTTAATTACGTAGAAGAGAAATTGGGCGGGTTTGGCCTAGACAATGTCACCCGGTTAGTTGACTCAGCAGGTGTGTTAGGCTACGCTATTGACCGCGGCATCGAGTATGATGAACTATTAGACTTGTTCGGACCAGATAGACTCATACATGTGCCTTCAACTGAATCAGGTAGTTTAGACCTGATATTTGACTATGCTAAACTAACAGATCGTTGGCCAGTGTACATATACAATCCAGGTACAAATCAAAAGATCGACCTTGATAGATTTAACGAAAATGAAATTGTAAAGTTTGACCCTGCGGGCAAGACCAAAACACCTGACTACAACTTTTGGACTACCAAGGTAATCTATGTTAATAAGATACCTAAGGTTTGGGAGTGGCCAATACCATTGTTAGTCAGCACAGTAGAAATGATGTATGGTGGTGCCCGCATGGAATGGATGACACGTGCAGAAAAAGTCATACACTATAGTTACGTTCCGTTGAGAGACAATACATGATAAAAAGTTTTTGTCACTTATGTCTAGCTGAATGCGGAATCAACATTGAAACACAAAACAACAAATTCATAAAAATTTTACCTGATCGTAGTGATCCTGTAAGTCAAGGATACTTATGTGAGAAATCTCAAAAACTAATAAATTTTCAACATTCACAAGATAAAATTTTATTTCCAAAAAAAAGAGTTGACGGAAAATATATCGATATATCTTGGAATCAAGCACTTGAAGAAATTACACAAAGATTAAAAGCCAAAAAAAGTAAAATTCTTTACATGGCTCCACTCAGTCCCAGTTATAACTTTCACACATGCTATAGTTACACACTTGCTCGTATGTTAGGGGCTGATTATGTTACTAATGTATTTTCGTTTGAGAAATCGCATTTTTTAATATCTCGCAGTCAATCGTTTAACTGCACGCTGTACCCAGAAAGAGATAAATCAGACACACTGTTGATAGTTGGTCAAAATCCTTGGGTAACTCAACATTATCCACGAGCCAGGACCAGACTCAAACGATTTCAAAAAGATAAAAATAAAAAAATGATAGTAATTGACCCCTGCGTAACTGAAACAGCAGAATTAGCAGACCTACACATTAAATTAAAACCAGGTACTGATCTATGGTTATTGTTAGGAGTTTTAAAACTTTTATTACCGTGTAAAAATAATAACTATAAGAATATAGATATTTTAGAAAAAAAATTACAATCAGTTAATTTAAATAATTGCGCCAACATAACAGGGGTAGATGAAAAAACATTTTATCAATTGGCCTCAATTATTAAAAATTCAAAATCTTTAGCTGTAGAATCAGGTAACGGAGTTTGTCATATCCCGCATTCGTTGGGTGTAAACTATCTATTAGATTTAATTATTCTATTTTCAAACTCCATTGGTAAAGGAATGATACCAGTTAAAGAATATCTAACCAATGGGCACATGCAATGGTTTGATTTACAAAAAACACCTATAACAGATCAAAAGTTAGTTTATGGTACCATGGCAGGACCAACTGTTGCGGACAATCTAAGTTATTTTGACTGCGTAATAATAGACAATAACAATCCTGTGACTAGATTGCCTAACAGTAAAAAGTTTAAAGAAAAGTTAGCATCTGTTGATCTGGTCATAGCTTTGGATAGTTTTAATTCAGAATCAACTAAGTGTGCCGAATATATCTTACCAACTAGTACTTTTTTTGAACGCACTGAATGTGTCGGCGCGATTAATCCTATAGAAAAAACTTTACAAATAAGTCGTCCGGTTTTGGAGCCCGCTGTAGATTCAAATGATATTTTAGAAGACCTTGCTAAAAGATTAAATCTTATACCTGACGTAGACAATTACTTTACTTTATATCATAAGGATCGTACAGAATTTATAAATCTTATAGAAAATTTATACGTGGCTAAAAATCCTATACTATACTATGTTATAAAATACACCTTAGGTAAAGAATTTAGCCATTACTTGCTGGCCTTTGTTTGGTTTGAAATTTATGTATCCAAACGATACTCTATAGATGAGGTTGATAAAATGATTCGTAACTTAGATGACAATAATGTTTTACACTATGATAATACAAATACTATTGACCTTGACAACATAGATGTCACACCTAAAATGTTGTTTGCTAGTCTGTCAGTCAGAGAACACGAATACGAATTTATTTTACAATGCGGATACAGAACTAAAGAATCTTTGAATAATGTTATACCTTGTTTAGAAGATCAAAAATTAGAAATTTATCAGACTGATGCTGACAAACACAACATAAAAGAAAATGATATAATTACTGTATCAAATGGGTTGAATTCAATTGAATTATCATGTACAATAATTAATACATCTCAACCAGGACTATTGAGAATAAAAAATTCACAAAATATTAATTTTTTAACCAACGATAAATTAAGTGATTATTTTGGTTCTCAATATAAATTTGTTCCAGTAACCATTAGGAAACGAGTATAAATGGCTGTAGCCAGATTATTAATTAAAGACGAAGTTAATGTAAAGATAGAAGGCCTGGATTTACATGAACGCAAAGAACTTAGTAATAAGTTTAAATACGAAATACCCGGCGCACGTTACTTGCCTGCTGTTCGCTTGGGCAGATGGGATGGCAAGGTTGGATTCTTTCAACTGGGCGGCAGTACCTACATTAACTTACTTCCAGAAATACTTCCTTACTTAGACAGCCGTGGATATGATATTGACCTACAGGATGTGCGTGAATATCGCACACAGTATGAGTTTGACCAAGTAACTGAAGAGACATTCAGTCACAAAGTTTGGCCAGAGAAACATCCAATGGCAGGCGAGCCTGTGGTCTTACGTGACTATCAAATTGAAATCATCAACAAGTTCTTAGAGAATCCACAGTGTATACAAGAAGTAGCTACAGGCGCTGGTAAGACACTTATGACCGCGGCACTTAGTTATAGCTGTGAACCACATGGACGCACTATTGTTATTGTGCCAAACAAAAGTCTAGTAACACAAACAGAAGCAGACTATATCAACTTAGGCTTAGATGTAGGTGTGTACTTTGGTGACCGTAAAGAATTTGGACATCAGCATACTATCTGCACATGGCAGAGTCTTAATATCTTACTTAAGAATACCAAAGGTGGCGCAGCAGACATTACTATTATGGAGTTCTTAGAAGATGTTGTCTGTGTTATGGTTGACGAAGTACACATGGCCAAAGCCGACGCACTTAAAACACTACTAACAGGGGTAATGGCGCACGTACCTATACGTTGGGGGTTGACAGGAACTATACCTAAAGAAGCCTATGAGCAGGTCAGCCTACTATGTTCATTAGGTCCTGTGGTAGGTAAACTCAGTGCCAGCGAACTCCAAGAGCAAGGTGTCTTGGCTAACTGCCATGTAAATATCTTACAACTTGTAGATCATGTGGAATACCGAGACTATCAATCAGAGCTACGCTATCTATTAGAAACAGACGCACGCTTAGACTATATTGCACAGTTGGTAGAGTCAATTAGATCATCTGGTAATACTCTTATCTTGGTAGATCGTATAGCGCCAGGTCGAGCCTTGGTGGAAAAGATTCGTGACGCAGTATTTGTTTCGGGAGGAACCAAAGCAGATGAACGCAAAGAAACCTATGACGATGTGGCAACAAGTGAAGACAAAGTTATTGTCGCCACGTACGGTGTTGCCGCTGTTGGCATTAACATCCCTCGTATTTTTAATTTGGTTCTGGTGGAACCTGGCAAAAGTTTTGTCAGAGTTATTCAAAGCATAGGCCGCGGTATCCGCAAGGCTGAAGACAAAGATTTTGTTCAAATATGGGACATAACCAGTACCTGCAAGTTCGCCAAACGGCACCTTACAACACGTAAGAAGTTTTATACGGAAGCAAACTATCCGTACCAAGTAGAAAAAGTGGAGTGGCAATAATTGTATATACTAACCTTAGAAAATACCGCGTATGAAATGAATGAGATACCGGATGAAGTAGATGATCTGCGTTTTGCAATATTAGATAACAGTGATCCTAAAAACCCAGATTACTTTTTTATTCCTTTAATCTTTTTAGAGTCATTTAACAGCCCGGCCTTGGTATTGAACATCGGTGGTAATATTGTAAAGATGCCTGCAGATTGGCAGATATTGATAGGAGAACCTGATTTTGGTGATCTAGAAGTTATACCTCTAACCAGTATTAATGATCGTGGATTCAGTGTGTTTACCTTTAATCCATTGGACAGCTTCAAACCGGTGTTTGAGCCCATAGAGATTGTGGACATATACCAAGACGTTAAATGGTATTTCCCTAAACTTAAACCAGGGCAGATGTTGGCAGTACCTATAGTAGAAGGGCAGAATCCTCGCTGTGCTTACTTTGTTAAAGATATCAGTCGTCAAAGCGAAGTTGTTGATTACGGAAAAATTTGGTAATGGGCACGCTAAAACCAGGTGCAACTTATATATACGAGCGGATTGACGGAGTTGTCTATGCTCGAGAAGCAGGCAGTGACCCTAGTACTCGATTTGAAATCGGTCGCGACTATGACCCAAAAACCAAGTCAGTAAGAGAACAGGTATTAGAAGATAAGATGTGGGGTGAAATTCGGCGCATGTCTCAGACAAATCCCACTTTACAAGACGCCATAGATCGTGTTATAATGATATATAAGTTAAGCAAGGAATACAATGATGTTTAACCCACTACAATTTAAAAAGAAAAAGAAACGTGCTGTAAATCCAGATGCGCCACCTCGTCCCAACCTAATGTCACATGACAAAAAGTTACGCGAGCAAACTGAAGCATTTGATAGATTAATACGTATTGTTGAGCGCCAACAAGATGAAATCGAGCGCCTGCGCAGCGACTACCGAAGTATGCAGGCCAGTGTTGATCAAATTTTAAATGTCTTACGTAGAGGAAGATAATGGCTACTGATTACAATAGCCCACTTTACATCGGTAACGAAATGGCTGCGTTTGATCGTAAAGATCGTGCATACTATGATAAGTTTACTGATGAAGAACGTAAACAATTCTCAACTTACTTAATGCTACGGTATGGTGCGAGTGTAGATGTAGATCTTAGGAAAAATCCTAATCTGACCAATGAAGATAAACGCATGATTGAAGAATATTATTTGGTTCAAACAAATGAACGAGTTAATAAGTTTTTCTTTGACCTAAATAAACATCCTAAACTACAGTGGCTAATGTGTACATCAGTTAGTCCTAGTATGGGTCGACAAAACCATTACTGGCAAGCGGCAAAGAAACGTGAAGGCAGTAACAACAAAGCCGTTAAATTTTTAACAGAACAGTTCCCCCAACTCAAAGATGACGAAATCAAACTACTAGCAGCTATAAATGATAGATCAGATCTTACAGACATGGCAAGAAAACTCGGCTGGGATGACAAACGAATCAAGTCAGACTTATAAGTGTAAGTATTGTAGCAAAGAATACCGCAAGGAATCAACTCTTGCGGCGCACCTCTGCGAAAACAAACGTCGGTGGCAACAGGAAAAAGAAATAGGTGTACAGTTTGGCCTACAGGCATACCTACGCTTCTATGAAATGACACAGGGCAGTGCCAAACTTAAATCATACAGCGACTTTGTTGAAAGTCCTTACTACAGTGCTTTTGTTAAGTTCGGGCGTCATATGGTTGCTGTACGTGCAGTGAACCCAAGAATGTTTATTGATTGGGTAATCAGGGAAAACAAAAAACTTGATCATTGGACGCAGGAAAAAGTATATTTAGAATATCTACATCAATACATAAGAAAGGAAGCAGTACAAGATGCATTGGAACGAGCCCTTACAGAGATGCAAGAATACGTGGACTCTAACCCAGAAATTAAAGGAGGTCTCAGAGACTATTTTCGATACGGTCATAGCAATAGGATTTGTTTTCACATCAGTACAGGTCGTGTTAGCCCTTGGATTGTGTTTAATTGCAGTTCAGGTATTGAGTTTCTTGAGTCGTTAAACGAAGAGCAGTTGGCTATGATACTACCTTGGATCGACCCAGACTATTGGCAACATAAATTTGCAGACTATCTTGCCGACACTGAATGGGTTAAGATGATACTTGCAGAGGCAGGACTATGACAGACCGAGTACTAGGAGAGCTTGTACAATTACGCAGTGATGTGTTATACTTAGTACGTGTAATTGAAAAGTTAGAAAAGAAAATCACACAACTTGAAAGCACAGTTAATCAACAACGAACACAGCAACAGCAGGATCCTTTGCTAGGAAAAATAATTGAAAAACTTTAACAGTGATATTGACATAGACTTTGCTGATCGTGATCAGGTGTTGACATTATTAGATGTTACGCCTAGCAGTATTATTCGCGATGGCAAGTTAGTCAAACATAACACAGGTGTACATCCGACTGAAATACCTGTGGATCCGTTTACAGGTTGGGCTAGTCTAGACTACATTGATGCAGAAGATCGAGGTTATATCAAACTAGACTTTCTAAATGTCAACGTTTACAAACAAGTGCGTAATGAAGCACACTTAGTTGAACTGATGCGTGAGCCTGACTGGGCTCGACTATATGATCCAGCCGTATGTCAGCAGTTAATTCACGTGAACAATCATTATGACACACTGTTAAAAATGCCAGAGCCTGTGGATACTATTCCTAGACTGGCTATGTTCTTAGCAGTTATCCGTCCAGGTAAACGTCACCTAATAGGTCGTACTTGGAAAGACGTAGCGGCTACTGTTTGGGATCGGGTTGAGGGCGAATATAGTTTTAAGAAAGCACATGCGATTGCTTATGCCCAATTGGTTGTGGTAAATCTTAACCTACTCTGCGAACCAAGGTTATCGAACGACGCTTAGATCTCTTCTGCGCTATTTCTTTTAAACTGACGTAGGGACCGTGATGTATTTCAACGTCCTTACTGTTGAATGTTTTCAGGCAAACTCTAAATTCTACCCAATCTTGTTTTAAAAACACATTAATAGGCACAAGCCTATTGCTTTCCCACCACCACTGATCTGCTAACTCTAAAAATCTTGTTTTTTGTTCTAGGGTTTTAAGCAAACTGAAATCATATATAGTCGTTATGATTTCGTCAGAGTTTTGAATGATGCCGATATACTCGTTACCGCCGTAGGTAAGATAGCTGATAAAAGGGTATTGATTTAATAAATTCTTGATACTATCTTCCATAGGACCCGCGATAAATATACTAAAGGATCAGGTAATGCCCATAATCTCTAGTTATTTATATTCAAATATCTACACAGTTCAGATTTTGGACTACAATGATCCCACTATTGCTAACAGAAGGAATCCTGTCGTGTATCAAAGACCAATAGAAGTTTATCGCGGTGCAGATAATCCAATAACAATTAAATTTAAAAACCAAGATCAAAAAACAGCTAATATTGCAGGATTAACCTTTAGCGGTTATATCATTGACACCCATAGAGGCAATGTTGTGAGTAACGTTAGTGTAACCGTTAGTAACGTAGCTACAGCCACAGCAACCTGTGTACTGACTAGCGATTTTCTAAACACGCTACCGCAGAACAGATATCATTTGGCATTCCTAAAATACAATGGTGTTTATGAAACTCCTACATACAGTGATGACAACTACGGCATCTATGCAGAGTTAAGAATTAATCCAGGATACGAAACAGATCCGTTTACAAGCAGCACAACAGACTACAGCGGTAATGTAGATTTAGGTATAATATAATGCAGGCACCAAGAAGATTACAATTACGTAGAGGTAACACAGCGGCCGTTAGTACCTACTTAGGTGCGCCGGGCGAGCTTATTGTTAATACCGATACCAATACCTTGATAGTACATGACGGATCAACAGTTGGTGGCGTTCCTGCTACAACAAACACGGCCGCTATAACCAGTAACATATCTGCACTGCAATCCGACGTTGCTACACTAACAGCCAATGCAGGAGCACAAGCAGGGCAGATTGCTACACTTACAAGTAATGCCGCTGTACAAGCAGGACTAATTGCTGATCTAACAGCCAACGCTGGTGCGCAAGCCGGTGCTATAGTCACAGCCAACACAGCAATGAAAGGTTATGTTGATGCCGCAGTCGCAGGGATTATTATTCCTGAAGTATACGGCAACGCAAATGTTGCGGCATATCTAACAACAAATCAATACGCTACACAAACTTATGTAAACACTGCTAACACTGCAATGAAAGGGTACGTAGATGGACAACTAAGTTCAGTTGATAGCGCATGGCAGGCTAATGCAGGAGCACAAGCAGGTAGTATTGCTACATTAACAGCCAACGCCGGAGCTCAGGCAGGTAGTATTGCTACATTAACAACTAATGCGGCAGTGCAAGCAGGACAGATCAGTGACCTACAAAGTAATGCAGCTACACAGGCTGGATTGTTGGCCAGTTTAAATTTCTATAACGACAGTAATGTTGCTACCTACTTAGGTGATCATACAGCTAAAACATTTGGCGGTAATGTAAGCATTCAAGGCAACTTATTTGTCAACGGTAATATCTCTTATGTAAACACTAACAGTTATGTAGTGTCAGACAACATTGTTCAATTTGCCGACAGCAATCCTAACGACAGTTTAGATTTAGGTTTTGTTGCACACCGCACAGTAGGCGGTACACTACAGCATACAGGTTTAGTTCGTGATGCTTCAGATGGTCGCTGGAAATTATTCAGTAACGTAGTACCTCAGGTAGGCACAACTGTAGACTTTACTAATGCTGTCTATGACGAATTAGTATTGGGTAATATTTCAAGTCCAACTATAAACAATATCACAAGTAACTTAGGTGCCGTAAGTGGAAGCCTTGCCACATTAACAGCAAATGCCGCTGCCCAAGCAGGATTGATTGCTGATCTACAAAGTAATGCTGCGGTACAGGCAGGTGACATAGCTACTATCTACGCTAACTTAGGTGGTGTAGCAGGTAGCATAGCCACTCTAACAAGTAATGCCGCTGTACAAGCAGGATTGTTGGCAGGATTAGAAGCTAATGCGGCTACACAGTCTGGACAGATTGTCACAGCCAATACAGCAATGAAAGGCTATGTGGATGCTGCTAATACAGCGATGAAAGGCTATGTCGACAGTGTATCATCTAACACCAGTTATGGTAATGCCAATGTAGGAGCCTACTTAACCACATACACAGGTAATATCGGCAACGTTTTGACAACTGCTAACGTAGTAACCACACAGTACTTTATTGGTAATGGTGCTCTACTAACAGGCATCGTAGCCAGTGTGGGTACTACTTATAGCAACACAAACGTAGCCGCTTACCTAACTACTGCTAATATCACAACCACTGGCAACATTACTGCCGCTTGGTTATCAGGTAATATATCAATTACTGGTAACGTAGTAGGTACAAGTCCTAATGTAACTATACAGGCTGGTAGCTACAGTTCAACATTTAACAATCAAGGCAATGTCATATTGCCAAATGTAGCTGTGACCGGCAACGTAATCAGTGGCGGATACTTCTTAGGCAATGGTGCTCTACTAACCGGAATAGTATCAGGCGGCGCTTCTACTTACAGTAACACTAATGTTGCGGCATATTTAACCACAGGACTTAATGGTACTGCTCCACAGATACAATTAACCAATGCTACCAGCAATTATATTAAATATAATAATGTCGGTGTTGGAGCTCCAACGTTTACCACATCCAATGTAGGCACTAGAATAATATATTGGTCATCTGTTGATGCGACTACTGCCGACTATGCTGTAGGTATTGACGCAGGAGTTCTATGGCATGGTATTCCACGTGCGACCTCAGGATTCGCATTCAAATGGTACGCTGGTACTACTCAGATTGCTAGCTTAGAAGGCACCGGAAATCTAACGGTTTCAGGTAATGTTTCAGCTACTAACTTTATTGGTAACGGCGCACTATTAACAGGTATAGTATCGGGTGGTGGTACTACCTACAGCAACGCAAACGTAGCTAGTTACTTGCCAACCTATTCAGGCAACTTATCTGCTGGTGGCTATGTTGGTATTGCTGGACAAGATGGTACCACAGTGGTTGATTTCCAAACAGGTGCTGGTACTAATCAAATTATTACTTTAGGCAGTAACTATACCTTTAGTATCAAAGCAGGCGACGGCGCCAGCAACCGAGGCAGTCTTGTATTAGAATCTGGTAGAAACACACGTGTAAGAGTAAACGGCAGTGGTAGCAACGTATTAATCACAGCAGGTAATGGTACACAATCTAACACATGGACGTTTGCCAACACGGGTGTATTAACATTCCCAGACGGTACAACACAATCAACAGCAGCCTCAAGCTACAGTAATGTAAATGTTCAAGCATATCTATCAGGAAGTGTAACTGGTATAGTTCCAGCCAGTGCCTACTCAAATAATCTGGGCACAAACGTTAAACCGTGGGGTAACTTCTTTACCTACAACATGGAATTAGCGGGCGGCTACTTAAAAACAGGTGGCACTGGCGGTATATCGGGACAAGTTCTAAAATCAACAGGTGATGTAAATCCTCCGGCTTGGAGTAATATTGCTGACATAATTAGTGGAAGTACTGGTAACTTTACATTCCCTGCTAACGTTACAGCAACTTATTTTGTAGGTAACATAACCAACGCCTCAGGCAATGTCTACACTGTGGGCAACGCTGTTATTGGCGTAAGTGGTTACACAGTATTGCCAACCACTATAGCACAGTTCACAGGCAACGCCAATACCTATACGCAACTTAACGTACAGAATATCAGCACAGGCACAGACGCTACCAGCGAATACGTGGCCACTGCTAACAACGGCTCAGACACGACATTCTTTGTTGACATGGGTATTGCCAACAGCAATTATGATGTTAACAGCCCTAACAACAGTTTAGGTACCACAATATTCCCCAATGACAGTTATCTATATGCTCAAGGTAACACTGCGGCAACCACTGGTGGTAACTTGGCCATTGGTACTACCACAGCCAATAAGACTGTTAAAATCTTTGCTGGTGGTATTAACTCTGCTAACATTGTTGCCACAGTGGCTAACACAGGTGTTAGTGTAACTGGTAACATCGCCGCTACCGGTAACGTTGTAGCAGGCAATGTCACAGCATCAGGTAATGTAACTGCTACATATTTGGTTACCACAGGTGGCTTCGGTAATATCAGCCAAGTTGATACTATCACAGCCAACAGCGTGATTGCCACAGGTAACATCACAGTACAGGGCATGGGTGTGGTAATGTCCAGTCGCCCAGCGTTCCGTATCTACGGTGCTGGTTCAACTAATTGGACCATAGCTAATACCAACTTCAAAGGCTCAAGCATTGTAGTTGACTACAACCAAGGCAGTCATTTTAACAGTACCACTGGTGTTTTCACTGCGCCTATTGCTGGTTTATACAGCGTAACACTGACTGCCAGAATTGGCAATAATAATGGACAAAACCAAATAATGGTTATAAAGAATAATCTGACTTCCGCAGGCAATGTGGTGGTGATGTGGGAGTGTGATACCAACACGGGCACAGCCGTTCACTACGGGGTTAGCTCGGTAATGAGACTGGTAGCGGGTGATTTCTTAACTGCTAATATCACTGTAGGGAATGTTCAATTTGATTCAAACGATTCGTGGACTGTGACATACTTAGGATAATCTATGACGACGATCAGCAGTGGTGTTCGATTTGGTGGCGGGGTAATATTTGGCCCCGCTGTGTCAGATCAATTGTATGCTTTCTCAGCATTTACATTTACTAATGCTAATACTGTGGGCAATATTGGCCCTACACTGAGTAACTGTACCAGTACATATAACACTGTGGCTAATCCTTGGTTAACCAATACTGAATACTTTAACATGCTGACACAGGGCTATCAACTGTGGACTGTGCCCAAGACAGGCATCTATAAAATACGTGCGGCAGGAGCCAGTGCTGGATACAAACATGCCGTTCCTTATACAGCCAATCAAATCACTCCAGGTTACTGTAATGGTGCTGTGATTGAAGTTGCCAACGTTGCTCTAACCAAAGGGCAAAAAATACAGATTGCTGTGGGGCAACAAGGTGGTGTATATGCCAACGTATCGGGCGGTGGCGGAGGTGCTACCTGGATATGTAACTATACAGGCAATACCAATACCTTAGGCGACTTTATCATGGTAGCAGGTGGCGGAGGAGCCGTAAACCAATCAGGCACAGGAAACGTTGCTACTAACCTTTGGGGTGCTAACAGTAATGCCAGCTACACTACTATAGGTAATGTTGGTGCTATACCGGGTGGAGCCGCAGGTAACCTAACCATAGTCAGTGGAAATACGTATCCCTACACCGGCGGCCGTAACACTACATGGACAGGCGGCGGTGGCGGATGGTATGCTAACGGAGCAAACAGCACGCAGACTAATGGCGGTCGCGGCGGACAGAGTTTCTTAAACGGCCTACAGGGTGGCGGCGCTAACCCAGTCACAGGAAGTCTAACCAGTTCTACATTTACTGCGGTAGGAGGCTTTGGTGGCGGTGGCGGAACACACGGCAACTCTGGTGGCGGTGGTGGTGGCGGTGGATGGACTGGCGGTGGTGGTGGCCAGCAAACTAACAACAATGACGTTGGTGGCGGTGGCGGTAGCTATAGTCAACTACCAGCTACACCAATTGGACAGAACAGAGGACATGGTTACGTTATTGTAACCTTTATGGGATAATATGCTAATTCAAGGCGTAACACTTACGGGCACATACATAATTGACCAAAGTTTGGTTACTAATGGGCTAACACTAAATTTAGATGCTGGTGATCCAGCCAGTTATTCAGGATCAGGATCAACTTGGACTGACTTAGCAGGCACAGCAGACAATATTACTCTGGTAAACTCACCTACATACACTTCCGGTTCGCCTGCTTATTTTACTTTCAACGGATCCAATCAATACGGCACTGGATCCGGCACTAATGTGTTGCCAAGTACAGGGTATACCAAGTCAGTTTGGTTCCGTATCAACGCCTATGCCGATAACAATATAGTCAGCAGCAACACTGGCGGGCATTTTATGTTTATGGCCGGAGCAGGGTTTAATAAGTTATATTGCGGTCATGCTAACTGGGGAGTATATACGGCCTATCCAAGCACAGCAACTATAAACCTTAACACTTGGTACTATGCGGCCCTGACATTTAACACTACCGATGGTATGGTCCTGTATATAAACGGTAGTCAGGACAGCACCTATACAGCAAACAAAACTGCTCACGCTGGCAATGGTAGTACTAATATCGCAACGTTTGGTGGTGGAAATTTACTAAACGGACGTATCGCACAGGTACACTGCTATAATCGCGCCCTTACTGCCGCAGAAGTCTCGCAAAATTACAACACCTATAAGTCAAGATACGGCTTATAATTCAACCCGGATACAGATAAATACTCTATAATAACCAGGGTATAGCAATGATTTTATCTAATGTAAACATAGGCACAGGTCCTTCAGCAGGTGATGGTGATCCGTTACGCACGGCATTTAATACAATAAACGAAAACTTTGAACGTATTGAAAGCAACGTTAACGCATTGACTAACAGCGTAAGTTCAGTAGCTGGACGCACAGGCAACATAGTTTTAACCACACAAGACATCATAGGCATTAATAACTATGCCACAGTCTCTTATGTAAACAGTCAATTGGCCAATGCTGGTGCCGCTAACATATCAAGTTTACAATCTAATGTAGCTGCTCTACAAGCAGACGTTAATACCCTGTATGGTAATGCTGGTGTACAAAGTGCTACATTAGCTACACTCACAGCCAATGCCGCCCTACAGGCAGGCAGTTTAGCAACACTAACCAGTAATGCTGCCAGTCAAGCTGGTGAACTTACAACCTTGCTATCTAATGCGGCTGTACAAGCAGGCGAAATCGCAAGCCTACTGAGCAACGCTGGTAGCCAACACGAAGCTATCAGTAGCCTACAGAGTAATGCCGCAGTACAAGCTGGACTAATTGCAGCCCTACAGGCCAACGTGGGTGTCAGTAACTATGGTAACAGTAATGTTGCGGTATACTTAACTACCTACGCTGGTAATGTCAGAGCAGGTAACATTATATTTGATGACCTATCAGTACAGACCACAGCCTATACTGGTACACAGTGGCGCAGTAATTTAGAGTCAAATGTTCGTGTAAAACCCAGCTGGTTAAGTTATGTACCAGGCGGTAAAAATCAAGAAGGTACACAGTATGGTTTTGACACGGGCGGCATGTTCTTTAGAGGCAACAGTGATGGCGATTTTGCTTACCCTATACAGACTAATCTACACTTCCACGAGCAAGATGTATTAGAAGTTATAGCTACTATTTACTTTGGTGCTACTAATAACGACCACGGCCTGTGTATATTCCCAGCCGACGGTCGCCCCATTTGGCAGTCAAGCGCAAATACCACACGTATAGCATTCCAATACACAGCAGGTATTCCTGTACTGTACGGTCAGACCACTGCTAACACAGCACCAGGTAGTCCTGTACTGAGCACAGGCAACTACTATACAATCAAATTTAAATACGACCCAGGTAACACTGTGGTTGTAGAAACATTCAGCGGTAACACTGCCACAGGCAGCCCAGTTGACACAAGAAGTTTAGCTGAAGTCTTACCCGCAGGCGACTACCGTTTAGGTTTTGATGCCGACAACGATGCCTCAGGAGTCAAGAGCTATTGGACTAACTTGATAGTTAGAACCTTAACCAACACAGTGGTCAATGACTTAGAAGTACAGGGTCAGGTAATTGGTAACCTTATACCACAGAGCAACGTCTCACAAAGTTTAGGTAACATCACACACCAATGGAAAGATCTGTGGGTCAGCAACAACACTATCTATATTAACAGTGTACCATTAAGCATTGATGCTGGTGGAAACTTATTAATAAACGGCGCCCCAGTAAGTGGTGGTGCTGGCAGCACTGCTGATATTACCTTTGCTAATACTTCTATATCTGCAGCAGATGACAGCGAAATTACTGTAGATGCTAAGACTGCTGAAAGAATCAGAGCAAAATTAAGATTAGAACCTACCAGTGGTGATGCTTACTTAGAAGCGTGGAGTGGCCAAAACACTAGATCAGAAAATGATACAAATTGGACCACTGGTGTTTGGGAAAACAACATCTATGGTAATCCGTTGATGACATTTACTGGGGCATTTGATCTAGCATTTTTTGTTGTTAACACCCTACAAAGCAGTGCAGACCCAGACACAGTATCATACAGCATCAATGGTGGCCCTTACATTGCCTGGGACGGTGGCTCAAGTGCTGATACAACAACAGGCTACGTGCAAATTAACACATCGGGCGTAAGTCCTAATGTTAGTCCAACTGCTATCACTAGCTTAGACTGGCGATATGCGTATAAGAGCAGTATGGGAATCAGCCATGGCAACGGTAGCATTCAAATAACTGGCAGAAACCAATATCTGCAGGTAGACATTGATCAGTATATCCTAGTAAACAGTAAAGGATCTATTGAATTCAACAACAGTAATTACAGCAATAATGTAGATATTGAACTCAGATCCGGTGACGATATTTTACTACAGGCCAAAGACAAAACCACTTCAGACAGCGAAGGTGGCGACATCAACATCTATGCTGGTGATGGTGGAGATGCTGATGCTGGTGATAGTGCTGGTGGCGGTGGCGACATCACAATCAGAGCAGGTGATGGTGGAGCCCCGAGTGCTGCTTACAACGGCGGTCTTGGTGGAACTTTAGAATTATACGGCGGTTTTGGTAGCGATGCTAATCCTGGCTTTAATAGATCTGCAAGAAATGGTGGTATAGCAAGATTAGTTGCTGGTAGCGCAGGCGGAAATAGCGGCAACATAGCACTTGGTGCTGTGGGCGGCCCAGTAGAAATCACAGCAGGCCAAACAACACTACAAAATAGCAATGGCGGCATAGTAACAATTACCAGTGGCCAGGGCGGTGCCAATGCTTTAGCAGGAAATGTAGAAATTAATACACCAAGCAGTGACCTAGGATCAGGAGGTACTTGGACTTTTGATGGAAAAGGTCAATTAACCTTGCCTGGCAACGTTATCAGCGGTAACGGTCAAGTAAACTTTGTGGCTAACAGTTCAGGTGATGGCAATGGTTACTCTACTATAGAACTACGTCCAGATGTCAATCAAGCTGGTACCGATCAATATCTAATCGTTGACCCTACAGCACCTGGACACATACATATTCGTGCTGGTGGTGAACAGGATAACAGCAGCGCAGATTTAATCTTTGGTGGTGAAAATAGCCACGTAAGAATACCAGCCGGAGCCAACACAGCACCTTACATTAAATCTAACGGATATGAATGGCAGTTTGGTACTGATGGCATATTAACTTTAGCCGCAGGCGGCTCTATCTACGCACCGGTTAATGATCCTATTGATATTCGTGTGCGAGACTCGGGTAATGTCGGCTACGCTATTGAACAATCAGTTCGTGATGGCACAGGTACATTACAAACACTGACATCATTAGATCGTCAAGAATTTAAAATCTATACAGATTTCCAGGGTACTAACAATATATGGACATTTGCTAAATCCGGACAATTTAGTTTAGCTGGTAACTTACGCTTCCCAGACAGCACAGTACAAACCACAGCATGGACTGGCACGGTGGCATATGGTAATACCATAGCTATAGGTTACAGCGCAGGACTTTCATCCCAAGGCAATGAAGCCGTGGCTATTGGTCGCTTGGCTGGTAATGTGAATCAAGGCGGGGTATCCGTAGCCATCGGTCGTGCCGCAGGTAGAGACAATCAAGGCATAGAAGCTGTGAGCTTGGGGGTTGACGCAGGACAACAAAATCAAGGTGATTATGGTATTGCTATTGGTTCGGTTACAGCTTACCTAAATCAGGGAGCAGGTGCGGTGGCCATTGGTACCAGTGCTGGTGCGGTGAACCAAGGTACTCATGCTATTGCAATTGGTACCGGTGCCGGTAACGGTAATCAAGGTAACAGCAGTATCATCCTAAATGCCACAGGTAGTCCACTTGATCAATCCACAGACAATACATTTACAGTTAAACCAATTCGCGGCGCATCAGCTGGTAACATACTGTACTACGACCCAAGTTCAGGCGAAATTACCTACAGCACATTAAGTGTTACCTATGGTAACACGATTGCTTTAGGATACAGCGCAGGAGTAGACCAAGGTGAATTTTCAGTTGCTATAGGCAGCGGAGCGGGCAATGATACACAAGGTAACTTGGCCATAGCAGTAGGTAAAGATGCTGGCTTACAACTACAAGGTGATTATGCTATAGGTATAGGTAACGAAGCAGGATGGATAAGCCAATCTACAGAAGCAGTAGCAGTTGGTGTGAGTGCTGGTCGTGATAGTCAAGGTATAAGTTCAGTGGCTGTAGGTGCCTACGCCGGTTCAGATACGCAGGGCAGTTATTCAGTGGCGATAGGTCCAGGCGCTGGCTCAAGCAATCAACCAGCTAACAGTATTATTATTAATGCCAGTGTTGATTCACTAAATGCTAGTACCACCGGATTATTTGTAAATCCAATTAGAAATACCACAGGTAATGTAGGTGTATTACAATACAATAACGTGACTAAGGAAGTTAGTTACAGTTCTAACGTAACACTTGGTAATGTCACTGCTGGTAACGTGAGAGCTAACAATAACGTACACTTTGGCACAGGTAATGCAAGAATTACCTCTGATGACAACACCAGTATTTTACTAACCCCAGACACGGCAGCCAATGGCTTGGCAGGTGTAAAAATTGGTGGCAATGGTTACCTATTAGCATCAAACGGCGCACGAAATATTACCTTAAACTATGGTAGTGTGAATGGCGCAGTTGGTCTACAGGCTAACGTAACAGTTGGTACATCCGCTTCGAGTATATTAACAGTAAATGGTAATGTCACAGCCAACAATATATCAACTATTGGCAGCATTTTATCCACCGGAGCCAGTGGCAAGATTGGTTACAGTGCGGGCGGCTATGTAGTACAAAGTGGCAACACCAGCGGTGTTACTCTAAATACTGTTTCTGGTAACATTCAATTAGACACAGTAAACATAGCTGTAAACACCTCACATACTGTAGCGTTGACTAACAATAAACTTGATGCCAGCGACATTATATTAGTCCAAGGACAAGATAGTTCTGCTTTAGATCTACACATTGGTGCTTACTATTTGACCACTAATACTGCTATAATTTATCTACGTAATATATCTGGTAGTAGCATAGGTCCGATAGCACCTATGCTGAAATTCATTATTGTTAAAGCCCCTGGTAGTTAATCAAATACCTTGACAAACAGTGCTCGGTATGCTAAAATATTAGTATGCTGAACACTGTTCAAGACTTCGTTAAAACTATACTTCCTGCGAAACGTAAAACCACACCTAGCGGTTGGACCAGTTTCAACGCACCCTGTTGTGTACACAACGGGGAATCAGCAGATACCAGAGGTCGCGGCGGACTTACAGCAAACGCTGATGGTTCAGTCAGTTATCACTGTTTCAACTGTAACTTTAAAGCATCATATCAACCAGGTCGCCACCTAACATTCAAATTCCGTAAACTCTTGCGCTGGTTAGGTGCTGACGAAAACGATGTCAAACGACTGGTAATTGAAGCAATTCGCATACGTGAACTTGTAGCTCCAGAGGAGCTTAAGGCAGAAGCAGAAGAAAAAATTGAATTCAAAGTTCGTGAACTACCTGAACATGCTCTAAGTTTTCAACAGTTCCTAAGTTTTCACTTATTAGATAACTTTCAAAATGTTCCGCCACTTTTAGACACGGCAGTTGATTATGTTACTAGCCGTAAGATTGATAGAGAGAAATATGATTTTTATTGGACTGATAGTACTGAACATAGTCTACATCAACGTGTAATCATTCCTATGTATTGGGAAGGCAAGATCATTGGTTATACCAGTCGTGCTTTTGTAGACGGAGTTAAGCCAAAATACTACAGCAACTATGAACCCAACATGGTGTTTAACTTAAATAATCAATTACCAGATGCTAAGTTTGTCATAGTATGTGAAGGGCCATTTGATGCTATGAGCGTAGATGGTGTTGCTGTACTAAGCAATGACTGTAGTGAAACACAAGCAGATATTATCGAAAGCCTAGGTCGTGAAGTCATTGTAGTACCTGACGCAGACAAAGCAGGCGCACAGTTAGTAAAACGTGCTATTGAATATGGCTGGAGTGTAAGTTTTCCTGTATGGCAAGAAACCTGTAAAGACATA